ATATGGGAAAAATCTCAAAAATACGAATACGAAAACCTTGTGTGTCCAGGAGCCCCGGAAAAACAATCACGAAATACACGATTCTCAAAAGAAAGACTCGAAACTTTGGCCAGAAAATGGAAAAGAAAATGGGGTGAATAATAAACTTTATCAACGTATGAAAACATTAGCATACGAGGAGTTTTGTCACGAAGATTTTGAACGTGAAGAATATGATTCATATTCATTGGTTTTATATAGAACAATGTTAAATGAACTAGAATACGAAAGGCGTAATTTGAAATACATAAACCTTTTCGGTGAAAAATGGAGAAAAATGTCTAGAAAACAAGATAATTTTACACACGAAGATAGATTAACTGAAATACAAGTTCGTATATACGAATCAGTTAACAGATGTGAAGAGTTTTTAAATAAAGAACGTGAATTTAAAAGAAAATATTTTAACGATGAAAATATTAATATCGATATCACATATTAGATACTTAACGAATAAATTGTAATGTATATTAATTAATGTTAAATATAATAAACCCCGGTAGTAAAACACTTAGAATATCATGTCCCAAAAAACGAAAAGATGGTATAACCGAGTATGAAAATATAAAATCCAAAATAAAAAAATCAACTTTGAGATACGGTGCCGCAGTTTCGACGTATCATTTTATTTTTCATACACCCATAGATGGTATATCCGCGAGTCTGGGTACTATTGCTTCTTATGTTTATATAGATTCACTTTCATCGTACGTCGATAATATAGAAAAGTCGTTTGGTTTAAATAAAAGGTTATTAGTACCTACACTTCTTGCTTTAGGAGAATCGGTATGGAATTCGCGCGATTTACCCTTTGATTTTAATATGGGTGCGACACTTTTTGGGTTTTTTGTATATAAAATGGCTTTTTATCAGATTTTAGCAGAAGAAATTTTAATGAATAACGAAGACCTAAGTCGAATAGATGAAATGTAAAAATCAATTAAACAAATAAAAATAAATATTTTATAATGTCTCTTTATTATCAACTTTTGAAAAAACATACTAAACTCGAAGAAATTAAAGATATGAACGATGTCTTTTCGAATATTTTGAGTGGACGTGAACTTGAAATTGAAATTTGGGGACTTAAACCTAATGAAGACTTTCCATGGGAATCTGAAGATTCTAAAAAAAAATATCTGGGTTTTATTGGTTTAAGTAAAATGGGAGTTCGTGATGATATTCGAACTGTTGAATTTTATCATGAAAATAAAGGATGTGAAGAAGTCATGCTTCCATTTCTTGAAATACTTTTATCCAAATTAAACTCGAGTGATAAGGAAGTTAACATTCACGCTAAGCGTGTTATAATTATTCCTCGAAACATTTCAAATGACGACAGGGATTTGTGGACTTTGCATTTACAGAAATATTTCACAGACATTGAATCTGGTGAACGTTTTATTGATAAAAATAATATTAAAATGAAAAGTGTTGGTAACTGGGGAGAACTTCTCTATACCATGCCAAAAAACTAATATTGATCAATAAAATAAATATTATACACATTCAATCAATTAATCTTACTTAAACAAAACACACCATGTTGTTATATATACAATGAATAATCTTACACACGAACTTTTAAAAAACTCTACCACACTCGTTCAACTTACACATTTAAATAGTTTATGCACTAAATTAGTCGATAAAACGACAGACGTTTATGGACTTCGCGCCGAATTTGGATACCCAGAACATCTCATACCTTCTAACAATAAAAGGTTTCTCGCGTATATCGGTATTTCTAAGAGAAAACTCGAAACGTCTTATGGAGAATCCCATTTCATCACTTTTTTTCACGAACCAAAACTTCAATTTTACAGAACTCCTGTCGGTGTTTTAGAACACATGTATAACATTTACATGGAACAGAAAAACGACGAACTCATAGAAGATGGTTTTAGAGAAGGTGAAAATTTATCTGTTGAACTCTTTCCCGGGAAAATTGAATACAAAGATATTGGATATTGGAAAGGTGTATTCCAAGATGACTGGAACGTGTGTGATAAAATTTCTATGGATGATCTCATAGATGATTACGAATTAAAAAAATATATTGATTGGACTTTACTTTATAACATTTTACCCGAAAATATTGACGATGTTAAAGAATCGGAAAAAAAGTTGGATGATGAATTAGAATATGATGACGAGGATATTATTGATAGTGATGATGAAGAAACTGACGATGAAATTGAAGAAGGAGAAATTTTGAGTGATTCTGAAACCTAAGTGGATAAAATACTACTTTAAAATTTAATTAAATAAATGAGACCAAACTGTCCCTACGAGAACTGTTATTGCAGAGCTGGTAAGAACGGATTTTGTTTAAAACATAAGGAAATTGGAAAAGCTGTTGAAGCACTACTTTTATTGAAAAAAAGTAAATAATAAATGTCTACTACCAAGGATAAACATCCCGAACTTTACAAATTTTTGGGTCATTATACAAAAATTTGTAATGAACTTTCGTATTATAAATCAAAGTGTATGGAATTGGAAAAAGAAAAACATGATAAGTTAAAAAAAGAAAATAATAGTATACCTGTTCGTAAACGCGTTACTAAAGTTGTTAAGCAATGGGCTATAGATAAGAGATGTAAAGAACTTGGTTTAAAAAGTGTTACTAATTGGAAACAGTTGGTATGTCAAGACCCATGTGTTTCTAACGAATATGAATTTTATAAAAGTTATCTCGAAGAATATAATAATATGCTATTAAAAAAATAAATATAGATTGTAATAATGTCTACTACTAATACTAATTCACTTCATAAAATCATGACGCTTATAGACAATCATTCTGAAGAAATACCCGAAGGTGATTATTTAGATATGTGTAATACACTAAGAGACATATTTAGAAACAGGGAAACTCAAACTCGTAGAACTCGTACATTACCATCTAGTTTACGTATTAACCCGATGGATGTTATTTTTGAACGGTGTATGGTTCTCGTTAGAAAACGTAAAGAATATAAAAAACTCATTAATCTTACAAAACCTCGTATTAGAATAACTAACATTTTCAAGCGAGAAGCTATTCACGCATATTGTGATGCTTTAGAACTACCATTTTGTAATACTATAGAGGATTTAAATACATTAGGTTATCACCCACAGGATGATTTTTTTAAAGACTATTTAAATTTAACGAATTCTCATAGATTACGTCAAAGAGAAGAATATATACAACAACTCGATGAATACGAAAATGAAATTATTCGAATTAACAACTTCAATAACTCAGTTTATGATATGGTAGATATTTTTTACGACGTTAGTATAGATGGTGTTCCTCCACTCACATAAAATAAAATAAAATAAACCTAAGTCCAAATAATAACTTATAAAAAAATAAGTTATTAAAAATGGAAGAACTTACCAATTTAATGCGTTTGATTGATTTAAATTCAATGGTAATACCGGAAGGAAATTATCTTGAAATGTGTAATTCAATTAAAAAAGTACACGAGTCTATATCTCGCACTGATTCAAATAACGATTCAGAAACCGATGAAGATGAGGAATTTATATTACGAAATATCATGACTGATGATACAAGGGGAATACCTGTACCATTTTCGCCAATACGAACGGAACGGGGAAATAGATATAGATATTATGAAAATGCCGACCAAGAATTACAAAATGCCGATGCAGACGCACCTTCGAATCAAGGTGGTAACCATGACGACGATGTTCTCATGGCCGATGCTGATGAGTTGGACGATATGGTTACCATGTTATTACCAGAAATACAGGTCCCGAGAGAAATGTTGAACGATCAAGTGTTCATGAGAGACATGAGAAGACTTCAAATGGCTTCGCGTCAAGGTGACGAGGCTGAAATTCGAAGATTGGATATTCGTATTGATCAAATACAAAGACTTATTCGTAATACTAAACCGAGACAAAGAATTACAGCAAATGTTAGAACTATGGCTGTTAAAAAACGCGCGAGTGATATTGGTATTCGTTTATCGAGATATACCATTGGTAATCTTTTGGATAAGGGACACAATGTAGGCAATGAAAGAGAATTTTACAAAGCATACCTTGATGAGTATAATAAAGAGATTGAATATAAATTGAAAGATTTGAACGACGATTTATTTGAAACAATTCGAGATAAAGATTCTCTTTTAGAAGAAATGAACTTGTTTTTAGAGTAAATTTTATTTAAATATAATTTTACACCATTTTTCATTCATATTACCTAACGGCGAATATTCGAAAAGTAAATGTATTAACGCACCCGAGAGTATCAAAACACCCGTACCTTTATATACAAATCTCGTTACTCCCATAAAAATCAATTGTAACATTATACCTATAATAAGTGCTTCGAGAATAACAGTTGTTACTGGTCTGGTATTCATTTTATAATATACTTTTATTTTTTATTTTCAGGAGAGTGTACGTAAATAAATTATCTCATTCTATATAAAATGATAACACGTAGTGAATTGTTTATCATATTATGTATACTTTTGATCGTGTATATACTATACAAAAACCATTACGCTAAGGAAAAGTATACAATAGGTGATGTAACTTTTAAATGGAAAAATAAGGGATCTATTGAAGGTGTAGTGGATAAATGGATTCTCGGTTTTGGAGGTGATATACTTATAGACGATATGGAAATTACGAAAACAGATAGACCAGACTTGTTTAGAAATTTTACAAATAATCAGATACAAATCGTGAATGGGTATACGTTTACTAGTTACCCAAGTAATGGTTTAACTGTAAAACTTTATTATAATGAAAAAAACGATAATAACGTTCTTTTAACAAAAACAATTCCATTTGATCAATCCAAAATAGTTGCGGATAGAGGATTTTTTAATAAGAAAGAACGCGACGATTTGACTTTTCAACAACTGACTGAAGCAACTGTAAACACGTATAAACTCTACGAGTACGCTTTTGTTATGAATAAGCTTTCTTACAAAGGGGATCTAGAAATTCAATGGATAAAAGTCGATGGTAAATTACTGCTCAGTCAAAATAACAACGATGACATATATATAAAAATAGATAAACAACCAGGAAAGGATTTGGATAACATGTTTGTGGAGAATAACAGCTTCGCACAATGGATTAAGAAATCTCTAAATGCCGCCGATGGTGTGGGATTTGGTGATAGGGTATTTACCATTTCTAAAAAAAATAATAAAATCGAAAAAATCGAAATATCGTATTATAAACCTATATATGCACCAGGTTGGAAAATATTAGAAAATTCAAAAATAATGATTGAAGAATCGGAGAATAAAGGTAGCGGTAAAAATCCAAATTTCGTGCACACTTATAATATACCCAAAACTCCTATCACACTAGACGATACTGTTAGTGAGACCTGGTTTGAGTGGACGGGGAACGAGACGGATGAAGGTTATTTCGATGCGTCTGTAATGGAAAATAATTGGGTGAATGTTAACTACAAGACGGGCTTAGATGCCACATTGAAGGGTGCCACGATTCAAAAAGGAATAACACTCGAACAATGTCAAAGTCTATGTGAGAAGGAGGACGAGTGTAAATCTTTAGAATTTACAGAAGAATCTGGGGATTGGGAAACTTCTTGTGCTTTAGCCAAGGTTCGTCCTACAAAAGATAACACAACAACGACTGAATTCGAACGTAAGATATGGATCCGTCCTGATCCACCTGCTCCTCCACCTGGTCCTCCAGCGACCGACGCCGACGCCTCGCTCGACACTACATGGGAAATATATGAGGGAACGAAGTTTAGTGGGAATACAAATGCGGGGACATGGGCTGAAACTCTTTTAGGAAAATTTGAAAATGCAACGCTCAATAAATGTAAATACGAGTGTGAAACAAACCCCCAGTGTGAATCTTTTAATTATCATACTCAAGAACCGGATAACAGAAATAATTGTTACACGTTTTCAACTAAACCAATTCCCCATGGGCAGACAGCTAGTAATATTAAGGGTCCACACCCACATGACAGTTATTTAGACTGGGACATATATGAACAGACTTCTGATAAAATTGGTTCTGAATCAGGACTAGGACTTCCGGATAAAGTTTATATGAAAGGGTCGAATGGTTGGTGTGCTTGGGACAGTACCAAATTTAAATGTAATTCCACAGAGAAATGGAGGAAACAGTTTGGATTATTCGATAATGGCGATGGTACATATTCTTTTAAAGGGGGTCCATACTATAATTATTGTAAAGAGTCGGCGGGTAAAAATATTTATTGTAGTGATACAGAAATCACAGATGATTCAAAGTTTAAAATAATCAGCAATGACGATGGTACATATTCAATAAAATCAATAAAAAGTGACCGAGGATATTGTTCTGGTATCAATACCGGTAAAAATATTAAATGTATTAGTGATACTATTGGGGATTTGGAAAAGTTTAACTTTTATGATGCAGAAACTGGCCTAGTAGTTTCTTCCCCCGCTACTTCTTCAACTGCTACCGCTACTTCCACTCCTCCACCTCCTCCACAAGGAATTCCCACGGGTGAACAAGTTTATATGAAAGGGGGTAAAGGAAAATATTGTAAGCTTGAGACGGGAAATAAAGTTTATTGTAATAAAGATAATAAAATTGATTTTGATACAAGGTTTATTTTTAATAAGAATAATGATGGTACATATTCGTTTAAAGCTAATAATGGAAAATATTGTAGAGATTTAGCCAATTATATTGCATGTGATAAAACTAATATAGGGGATTGGGAAAAGTATAAAATTATTAATAATAGTGATGGTACATATTCACTTATGGGAAATGGAGGAAAAGGGCCGGCGGCAGATGGTGGGCTCAATTGGAAATATTGTACAGATAAACAGTACCAAATTAAGTGTAAAGAAGGTACTATAACGGATTTGGAAAAGTTTGAAATTGGAAAAGCATAATAATATGTCTTAAATAATTTTTATAAAAATTCAAACATTTTTAACGTGAAATGAATGGTAAACATGTTTGAAAAAATATATGATGGATATAATATACCTAGATGGGCGTCGAATACTTCAAAGTAGTTAAAATAAAATAAAAGGTTATAATAAAATTATGATCGGTTTGATAATAATTTGTTGTATGCTTACTTTTTTAGTAGGTGGAGGTTATTACTTTTTTACAAACCCAATTATTATTCCAAAAATAGAGATTAATTTTTTAATAAAAGAAATACACCCAGCAGAAAGACCAGGTGGTAGTGGTGGCGATGCAAAAGATGATTATACTCAACTTTCTAAAAATATAGACGTTGGTATACAGTGGCAAAACGATGAAAATGCATTTGGTAAATTCGAAGAAATAATAGCACGTCGATTTGTTGGTGGTGAAAAGAAGAAAGAAATTATTTTTAAGAAGAATGATTATCCAAAACTATTCAAAAAAAATAAAACGGGGTTACAAATTGTGTTTTATGGTAAGGATAATACGTACGATATTACGGGTGAAAATGAAGTCCATTTATACTATAAAAACGAGTTAGGTATAGAAGTACAATTAACGTCGAGTGATATGAAAAAAAATGAAATAAAGAAGGAAGATCTCGATCGATCACTTAAATTAGCAGATTCCGAAATATATACGTACGATACGACAGGTGGTGAAACAAAAACTTCAGCAGATTTTACAGGTAAGGGGTATCACATGTACATGTGTAGCATAGGTGATATATTAGATATGGTTACAAAAAATCTTGTTGATGTTAACCTCGAAATCGGCGGTGATAGAAAATTTTATATTGTACCTAACAAAGATTCAAATTCCAAGTTTAGTATTAAACTTCAAGATTCTTTATTTGGAACCGTTGATGATAATGGTACTATTGGTTTAGTTGATAAGTTAAGTTCGAATGTAATTATATTCGAAATGCTCGAAGGTTCGTTCGATAAAAGTAAACGATTTAAACCATCTGGTACAGACAATGAAGGTAAATTTTTGGTTTATAGTGGTGAAACTGATGGAAAGTTGATGTTTAAGAATATAAATGATATGAATGAACAGGAATATCAATCCATGGATATAATAGTGACTGAAGAAGATACATACACTGCAAACATGTGTATGGATACCTTGGCATCATCTCAGAATTCAGATGGTTCAGATAATTCCGAGTTGGCTAGTTCATCACAAGAATCGGCGTCCGAATCGGCATCATCATCAACGCAACCACTGACATCTTCGACTGTTTCGTTTACTGGTAGACCAGATGAGGGTACATACTATATTCAAAATGTAGGTAGTGATTTGTGGGGAGAATGGACAGCAGGTAATGGAATTCGTTTTAATAGGTCTGGTAAAGGATCTACAAATAGTTATAAATTTGAGGTCATCCATGATTCAGATCCTGACCAAATTAGACTAAAAAATAAAAGTACAGATAAGGAATGTACATATGATTGGACTTATGAATACACCGGATGTAGTATGAGTAACAATTTTGGAATGATATATAAAACGAGAAAGCTTAATGTGGACACTTATTTTATAGAAGTCAAAACCCAAGATGTTTGGAGAAAATGTCACCCTCATACGAGCGATAAATTCACATCGGCAAGACCATATGTATTAGGGTGCGCAACTGGTCTTAGTACATCTGGAATTGGAGAAACTGGTGAAACATCACAAATGTTTAAGTTTGTAACAATATAAATGTTGTGATAGTTCTCAATTTCCAAATTCACAAATTGACAAGAATTCTTGGTGTTTGAGTAACACTTAACAATTTCATAATTCAGGTAATTAAAATATAAATATACAATATAAAATGAGTGGAATGCTAATTTTTGTTTTAGTTCTCATAGCAGCACTGATTATAACACTTTATATGGTATATAAAAAAGGGGATTCTTCACCAGCACCTTCACCAACACCTTCATCAGGTGGTGGTGGTCCATCCATAAATGTTCAGGGTATAGAGCGAACACTCAACCCCGATAAAAAGGATGATGGGACGAGTCCATCAACGTCGGGGTATTCTATAAGAGAATATAGTAACGGTTCACCGGACGATTACGATTTAAATAAACTTAGTAAAAACGTAAGTATGACTTTACAATGGAAGAATAAGGGTGGTTTCGAGAACGTTGAAAAGATAATAGCTAAGTGGCACCATAGTACTACAAATAGTACTACAAGTGTAGCAAAAATGACAAAGGAATTTACAAAAAGTGATACCACCGTTACTAAATATTTTACTAATTTTACGGATAATACACTGACGTTAGTAGCCGATGGTTCGTTTAGTGCAGTCGGTACTAATATAATCCGCTTATACTACGTTCTTGCAGGTACATCGGGTGTTGAAGTAGAGTTAACACCTACGCAAACGGATTCAACCACTTTTGATGCATGGACTATAGGTATAACCGACCTTTCGGGAACCATTGGTATGGTAAAACCGTCGACGTATACATGGACACCATCTCGTGGGGGTATGGAAATTGAAAAGGATATGTTCACAAAACAATACCAAATGTGGCCGGTTGGTGGGTATAATGCCGCTATAAAACTTGAAGGTCAGTGGACACAATGGGAGAACACCAACAATTCTCACACGGTTTCCATGGTACCTGTTGACGGTGCTAATAATCAAGTAAAATTTATTTTATATAAACATAACGGTGAAAAAGTATCGGGATACGTGTATACAGATTCTAATGAAAACAATTGGCTTAAGAACGGATGGGACGCAGGAAGTAATTCCGACCAAACCCCTAGCATTTTTGAAATAATAGATGGTTCTAAGCCTGATCATTATAGATTTAAACAAAATATAGGCGGTGAAGATCACTTTTTGATTTTTGAAAAACCTGATACGGAAGTTAGTACATCAAATGATAAATTTAAAATGATGAAAATAGACGATATGGGAGATTCGTGTACATATAATAGCATGGATATATTCATGGCACCTATGTCTGACACCGATCGAACAGTAATTGATTCAACAATAGATGACAGACGGACAGCAGTGGCGGAATATTGTAGGCCACAATAACGAAACAACTAAAACTGACAGACGATACGAATCTACACAATGTTAAGGTTCAGGTAATTAAAATATAAATATACAATATAAAATGAGTGGTACGCTAATTTTTGTTTTAGTTCTCATAGCAGCACTGATTATAACACTTTATATGGTATATAAAAAAGGGGATTCTTCACCAGCCTCATCCCCAGCACCTACACCAAGTGGTCCAACTATAGATGTTCAGGGTATAGAGCGAACACTCAATCCCGATAAGAGTGATAACGGGACGAGTCCATCAACGTCGGGGTATGTTATAAGGGAATATAGTAACGGAACTGATAATTTTGATTATAACGAACTTACCAAAAACGTTGTTATAACCCTTAAATGGGATAACCAAGGTGGTTTTGATAATGTGACGAAGTTAAAAGCGGTGTGGCAGGTTAAGGGTGACGGAGATACTGATTACGTTCCAAGAATGACCAAAACCATGATAAAATCGGATGATCAAGATGCTTTTAAAGATTATTCGCGAGGTAATACTATATCATTTACGGGTAATACAGACTTAACTGTTGATGAAACAGAATTCAGTGCGGTTGGTGATAATATAGTTCACTTATATTATACTACGTCTACCGTTACAGATCAACAATTAACACCAGATGTGGATTCAGTTAATTATGCACCGTGGACTATAAATATTGGTGATCTTTCGGCAACGTTAGATATGGTTAATCCTAAAACGTATACTTACACACCTATTAAAAGTGATATTTCGTTAGGACAAAATCAACAAAATACTAATTATAAAATATATTCTAAACTTTTTAAGAATGATATATCGAACTTATTAATTTCAAATGTAATCGATACATCGTCAGATTCAAACGGTGCACGATCAGGTAATCCAGATGGGTATATTCGATTAATACCCGTTGTTGATACTAATGGAAGTGTTCAAAAAAGCAAAATTAAACTTGCTTATGTATCTAAAGATGAAACAGTTAAGAAAGGTGT